GGGAATAAACAGGCAGATCCCATACACGGAGGGCGTGAATAAAAACCTATGGAGGATAAAATTATGGAATGGTTAGAAAATTTACTAAAAGAAGCAAAAATAACAGATGGGAAGCTTGATATTGCCGCAATTATGGCTGCAGTTAAAAAGGAGTTCCCAAACCATGCTGTGCCAAAGCAGGAGTTTAATGAGGCACTTGAAGCGAAGAAAAAACTTGAAAGTGATATAAAAACAAGGGACAGGCAGCTTGAAGAATTAAAGAAAGAAAACGGCAATGCAGAAGAGCTCCAGGGACAGATTAAAAAGCTCCAGGAGGAGAATAAACAGGCACAGAAGAAGTATGATGAAGACATGAAGGAGCTAAGGCTTACAAGTGCCATAAAAGCTGCACTCGCTGGCAAAGCACAGGATGAGGACATTGTGGCAGGGCTTATTGACAGGGAAAAACTTATTGTTGGTAAGGATGGCACCATAGCAGGGCTTGACGGGCAGATTAAAGCGCTACAGGAAAACAAAGCTTTTCTCTTTAAGGACAGCCACCCAGCTGGGTATAACCCTGCACATGGCGGTGGGGAAGGGATGGCAAACCCGTTCGCAAAGGAAACATTTAACATTACAAAACAGGGTGAGCTTTTACGCAGCAGCCCAGAACAGGCAAAAGCGCTTGCGGCAGCAGCAGGCGTGACATTATAAGATAAACAAGGAAGGATGATGTAAAACATGGCTATTACAAAAATTGCAGATGTCATTGTACCTGAACTGTTTAATAAGTATACAGTGAACAGGACAATGGAACTGTCTGCGCTTTACCAGAGTGGTGTAATAACAAACAGCCCTGAATTTGACAGGCTGGCAAGTGAGGCGGCAAGGACACATAACATGCCATTCTTTGAAGACCTGCAGGGTGAATCAGAGGCAACACTTGAAGATGTGAAAATGACACCAAAGAAAATTACTTCAAACAAGGATGTGTCAACCACCATACTGCGCCAGAACATGTGGTCTGCAACAAACCTCTCGGCAGCACTTGCAGGTTCAGACCCTATGGCAGCAATAGGGGACCTTGTGGCAGGGTACTGGGCAAGGGACATGCAGAAAGAACTTATTGCACTTCTTGCTGGTGTGTTCGGGACTATACCAGCAGAAGACGGGGGTACAGCAGAGACAAGGATGAGGGACCATATACTTGACCTTTCATCTGGCAAAAGCGAAGCGGCAAAAATAATAAGCGCATCTGCATTTATAGATGCCTGCCAGCTTTTAGGTGATGCACAGTCACAGCTTACATGTGTTGCAATGCATTCAGCAACAAAAAGTTATTTAAAAAAGCAGAACCTTATTGAAACACAGCGGGATTCAACAGATGTGGAGTTTGATACTTACCAGGGGCGCAGGGTAGTAATTGATGACGGGTGTCCTGTTGCAGACAGTATATATACCACATACCTTTTCGGGAATGGTGCAGTTGCCTATGGCAATGGTTCGCCAGAAGGGCATGTTGCAACCGAGGTTGACCGTGACAAGCAGACTGGCGGCGGTATAGACTACCTGATTAACCGCAGGGCGTTTATCCTGCATCCAAGAGGTATTGCATATACAGGTGCAGTAAGGGAGCATGTGGAGACACCATTAAGGAGTGAACTTGCAGACCCAAAGAACTGGAAGCCAGTGTATGAGCCAAAACAGCTCCGTATAGTTGTAATTAAACATAAACTTGGAGCCTGAGTAAAAATAACAGACATGCAGGCAGGGACAGGAGGGGTTATGGCAACTGCAGCAGAAGTAAAAAAGATAAAAACACTTCTCGGGCTGGATACTGGTACCAGCTGCAAGGAGGATGCCCTTGTGGAGTTTGCTGCTGATGCGGCAAGAGAAACCATCTTAAATTACTGCCACCTGGATAAAATGCCAGAAGGGCTTGCAGGGACAGCTGCCCGTATGGCAGCAGATATTTACAGGAATGAACAGTATGGGAAACAGGAAGAAGCCTCACATGTGTCATCAATAAAAGTCGGTGATACAAGCACTTCTTTTGGAAGTGCGGCGGATGGTTATGGAAGCAGTATCCTCAAGGATTATGAGGCAGCCCTTAAAAGGTACAGGAAGCTGGTGTTTAAATGATACAGGATGCTTTAAGGAAAGCTATAGAAAGTACATATACAGACAGCTGTATAGTGTCAGAACGCAGGAAAGAAATGGACCCTGTTACAAAACTTATATCCTGGAAAGATGTGGTGGTGCTTGATAGCCAGCCATGCAGGCTGTCATTTAAGACAGTCCAGAGTACACAGCAGGAAGGGGCAGCAGAAGAAACAGTACAGTCTGTAAAACTGTTCCTTTCCCCTGGTATTGTTATTAAAGAGGGTTCTAAAATAACAGTTTACAGGGGAGACAGGGAGTATGCTTATGTTTCAAGTGGTGTGCCTGCGGCCTATGCGTCACACCAGGAGATTGCACTGCAGCTTTTTAAGGGGTGGACATAATGGCAGGGAATTTAAGGATGGGCTCACTGAAAAAATTCCAGGAAAGCTTAAACAAGCTAAAGGATGGCAACAGCGTGGATAGATTTATTGAAAGTTGTACAAAGGAACTGGCACAGAGGCTTTTAAGGAAAGTAATATTAAGGACACCAGTGGGTGATTACAGTGAGGCATATGACCTTGTAGATGACGGGGAGCAGAAGTTCCTTGTAATGTCTGATAAGGAAGGCGGGACTTTGAGAAGGGGATGGACTTCCATTGCAAGCCTTGAGGTTACAAAATCAGGCAACATGTACAAGGTAACAATAACAAACAGCACCCCGTATGCATCCTACGTTGAATATGGCCACAGGCAGACACCTGGCAGGTACGTGCCTGCTATAAACAGGCGGCTTAAAAAAGGCTGGGTACAGGGGCAGTTTATGATGACTATTTCTGAAAAAGAAATACAGGAAAGTGCGCCAAAGATACTGGAACAGAGGGTAAAAGAATTTTTGGGAAGCGTGTTTGGGGAGAGTACATAACCTGATGCCATCCCAGAAAGGATTGTGGGCAGGATTGGGAATAAATATTGATGTGATAACAGGTATAAGCAATGCGTTGTATGAAGAGTTTGGCTATGAAAACCATATGGAAACAATAAAACAGGGACTTAAAGAACCCTGTTTTTTTATTTCCTGTATTAAATCTTCAAGCAGTAAATGTCCAGGGAAACGCTATAAAATAAACAGCAGTTTTGTTATACAGTATTTCCCAGAATCAAAAGACTGCCTGGCAGAAGAGTGCCATAATGTGGCAGGGAGGATGGCCAGGTGTCTTGGGTTAATCAGGGCAGCTGGCCAGCTGCTTCATGGGCAGGGCATGGATTACCAGGTAACAGACGGGATTTTAAATTATTTTGCAGACTACAGTTTCTATATACGCAGCACAGAAACCGTTACATATATGGAAAGCCTGGGTACAGATACAAAGATTAAAGGAAGGTGGTAAGGATGGCAGTAAAGACAGCAGATAATACAGCATTACAGGAAAACGTAAGCACAGCAGGCAGCAGCAAGAAGTTTTCAAAAGGACAGCTGGCAGGTTCTGCAAAATATGCAGCAAGGCGTGACCTGTTAAATGCGATACTGGATGACGGGAAGGAATATACAATACAGGAAGCAGATGCAGCCATTGCAGGATATATGGAAAGGAAGGTGGTTTAATGGCTTTAGGCGGGGGCACTTATATTGCACAGAACAAAGTCCTTCCAGGCACTTATGTGAACTTTGTTTCTGCGGCAGCGGCAACAGCTTCACTTTCAGACAGGGGTTATGTGACAATGCCGCTTGAGCTGGACTGGGGAGCAGACGGTGAAGTATTCACTGTTACAAATGAAGATTTCCAGAAAAATACACAGGAGATTTTCGGGTATCCATATACACATGACAAAATGAAAGGGCTCCGTGACCTGTTCATTAATGCAAATACCCTTTATGCTTACCGTTTAAACAGTGGCGGTAAAAAGGCATCCAACAGTTATGCAGAAGCCCTGTACAGTTGTGTGCGTGGCAATGACATAAAAACCAGCATACAGGCAAATGTTGATGACCCGTCAAAATGGGATGTAACTACATACCTTGGCACTGAAAAGGTTGATATGCAGACAGTTTCATCACCAGAAGAATTAAATGCAAATGCTTATGCCAGGTTTAAGCCAGGCCTGGTGCTTGAAGCAGTTTCAGGGGCAGCAATGTCAGGCGGTACCAATGGTGAAGTGTCAGGCAGTTCATGGCAGGGGTATCTTGATAAAATCGAATCTTATGTTTATAACGTAATGGGTATTGTTACAACAGATGATACAACAAAGAAACTTTTTGTGTCATTTAACAAGCGCCTGCGTGATGAGATGGGGATTAAATTCCAGCTTGTGCTTTACAACTATAACAAGGCAGATTATATGGGTGTTGTAAGTGTAAAGAACAAATGTACAGACGGGGCATATAAAGGGGAGGACGGGGATACTGTTTACCCTTATGAGGCTGCTGCTGTGTACTGGACAGCTGGTGCACTTGCAGGATGCAAGGTAAATGCTTCATGCCAGAACAGGACATATGACGGGGAATACACCATTGATGCTGGTTTTACGCAGTCAGAGCTTACAGCGGCAATTAAGTCTGGTGAGTTTGTTTTCCACTCTGTCAATAGCAGCATACGTGTACTTGATGATATTAATACAATGGTGTCAACGACAGATACTTGTGGTGATGTGTTTAAAGATAACCAGACTGTAAGGGTAATTGACCAGCTTGCTAATGATGATGCAGTACTGTTTAACACAAAATATCTTGGCAGGGTGCCAAATGATGCAGCAGGCAGGACTGCGCTGTGGGCAGACCTGGTAAAAATAAGGCAGGAACTGCAGACACTGCGTGCCATTGAAAATTTCAGTGAAACAGATGTCACAGTTTCGCAGGGCAGTACCAAGAAAGCAGTAGTTGTAGAAAATGCTATTACAGTAGTAAATGCCATGTCAAAGATGTATATGACAGTCACAATTTCATAAAGAGGAGGCAGGACAATGTCAACAGTAAGGGAAAATGCAGTGCTTTTTGCAGGCGACACAGTGTTTGCAGCAGAAGCAGAATGTTATGTTACTATTGATGGCAGACGTTATAACTTTATGCAGGCAATCAACGTAGAAGCAAAAGTAACCAAGAATAAAACAAAAGTACCTATACTTGGAAAAACTGGCAAAGGAAACAAATCAGCAGGATGGGAAGGTACTGGTTCAGCAACTTTCCACTACAATACTTCTATTTTCCGCCAGATGATGCTCCAGTACAAAAACACAGGGCGTGATGTTTATTTTGACATGCAGATTGTCAATGATGACCCGGGGAGCAGGGCAGGGAGGCAGGAAATAATACTTATTGACTGCAACATAGACAGCAGCATACTTGCAAAATTTGACGCAGACGGGGAGTACCTTGATGAGGATATGGATTTCACATTTGAGGATTTCTCAATGCCAGAAACATTCAAAGACCTGCCAGGTTTCCTTGCAGGTGAATAAAAACAGATATTTTAAATACAGGAAGGGGTAAATTATTATGTCAGCTTTAAGCAGGTTTTTAAAAGAAAACAAGACGGTAAAGAAAAATAGGAAGTATGCACCTACAGTTACTCTCCAGGATGAAAACGGGAAGCCTCTTGAATGGGAGTTCAAGCATATCACATCAAAGGAAAATGATGAACTGCGTGAAGAGTGTACAAAGGATGTTCCAGTGCAGGGCAAGCCTAACCTGTACAGGGCAAAATTTAATACAGGTGCATATCTTGTAAAACTGGTTGTAAAAAGTACTGTTGTACCAGACCTGTATGATGCAGGCCTGCAGGATTCATATGGTGTAAAGAAGCCAGAAGACCTTGTATATGCACTTGTGGATGACCCAGGCGAATACCAGGATTTATGCGTGTGGCTTCAGGAGTTCCAGGGGTTCAGCACTACAATGGAAGACAGGGTAAAAAAGGCAAAAAACTGATTGAGGGGGATGATGCGGATGCCAATTATGCGTATTATGCCCTCCATAAATTACATATAAGGCCTTCTGAATGGGATGGCATGGAAGAAAACGAGAAAGCCTTTATAATTGCCGCCATCCAGATAAGGGTAAAAACAGAAGAGAAAGAAAGGAAGAAAGCAGAGCGGGGAGCAAAGAGGAAAGGCAGGTGATGCAGGCATGGCTTCAATACAGACGGGCATAGAACTCCAGGATAATTTTACCAGCGTAATAATGGGGATTATAAATTCAGTAAACCTTGCTGTTTCTGCAATGGAGAATTTAGACCAGCAGATGGCAGGGGATATTGACACCTCACCAATCCAGAGTGCAAGAAATGAAATAAATGAAGCAACAATTGCTGCAAACCAGTTAAGCCAGGCATTCCAGGATATGACAGTGCCTGCTGCACCTGCAGCACCACAGCCAGTACAGTGGCAATCTGACAGTTTAACCCCTGTTATAGATGTTTCAGGCATGGAGAGGTACCAGCAGGAAATACAAAGGACAGACCAGATGCTTTCAGGCCTTAATGATACACAGACACATATCAGCCAGGCAGCAGCTTCAATGGATATACTCCCAGATACGGCTGTGCAGGACATTACATCCCTGGGTACAAGGTTAAATAATATACGGGAACGTATACAGCAGATTGAGAATAATCCTGTAACAATGGGGACGGATGCTGCAAATGCACAGCTGGAACAGTTAAGGGCGCAGCTACACCGTGCTGCACAGGAACAGGAAGGCTTAAACCGTGCAATGGACAGCATGGATATATCTGATATAAACAGTGCCTATATGCGGCTGTCACAAACGATAAGCGGTACTGAAAGATATTTGCGTGACAATACAGACACACAGGAAAACTTTAACCGTTCAGTAGACAGGTGCCGCCCACTGGCAGACCATGCAGCAACAGGTTTTAAAGGCTGGGAGAAAGCCATCATACTTGCAAACAATGCCCTTGGTCTGGTTAAAAATACAATTGGGAACCTGGGTATTACGGATGTAAGCGGGGCATTTGACAGGATTGATACAATGAACCGTTTCCAGAAAACCATCACCACAATGACAGGTGATGCAGGCATGGCAGATGCAGCACTTGCAAAGCTTAAAGACACAACTGTCGGGACTGCTTATGGCCTTGATGTTGCAAGCAAGGCAACACAAGGCTTCCTGACACGCGGGATGGGTCTTGGTGCAGCAACAGAACAGGTGCGTATATGGGCAGATGCAGTAAGCTTCTATGGGAAAGGCACAAATGAACAGTTTGAAAATGTTGTTGATGCAGTCGGGAAAATTTATTCCAAAGGGACTGTAGAAGCCATGCAGCTGGACAGGCTTTTTGATGCTGGTATTGGTGCTGCAGAAATATACGCAAAAGCTGTTGGTAAGTCAGTAGGTGAAGTTAAAGATGCACTTACAAACAGGGAAATAAGTTCTGTTGATTTTATTGATACAGTAACCAAGGCAATGGACACTGGGGTGTCATCTGGTGCAGCAAAAGAAGCTGGTGATTCATGGGCAACTACATTTGCAAATGTGAAAGCAGCAGCAACAAGGGGATGGACAGGTGTTATACAAAGCATTGATGCAGCACATGGTCTTCCAAGTTCCATGGAACTGGTACAGTCATTTGGCCAGACAGTAGAAAATGTATTGGGCTCTGTTGCAGATTCAATGGGAATTGTAATTGACTGGGGTATGAGGATTGGTGACACCCTTCCATCAGCAGGGACATTTATTTCAGATAACTGGGGAATTATAGAACCTTTACTCTGGGGGATTGTTGCTGCACTAGGTGCTTATTATACAGCTATGGGTCTTATTAAGGCAGTGGAAATAATATCAGCAGGAATAAAAATTGCATTAGCAGTTGCTTCTTTTGCCCATGCAGCTGCAACAAAAAGCCAGGCAGGTGCAGCTGCTTATGCAACTGCGGCACAATATGGGTTAAACACAGCATTATTATCATGTCCATTAACCTGGATTATAGTTGCTATAATTGCTTTGATAGCTGTAATTGTTATTCTTGCAAACCATTTCTCTGGTGCAGGGCATATAGCACAAAGTGCTTTTGGCGCAATTGTAGGGGCTGCAGCGGCAGCAGGGGCTTTCCTGTTAAATACAGTAATAGGTATAATTAATGCAATATTACAGGCAGTATGGACAGCAGCAGACCCATTCATGGGAATAATAGAATGGGTGCTTAATGTTGCAAATGGCGGTTTTGACAGTTTCGGCGGTGCAGTTGCTAACCTTATAGGACAGGTTATAAGCTGGTTTCTGTCACTTGGTAAAGTTGTTACAAGGATTATAGACGCAATCTTCGGGACAGACTGGACAGACGGGCTTAACTCTTTACAGGATACTGTGCTTTCATGGGGGAAGAATGACAATGCAATTACTATAGACAGGAATGCACCTGCCATAGATTACAGGATTGACTATACAGACGCATATAAAGCTGGTGCAGAATGGGGTGACGGTGTTTCAGACAAAGTAAAAGGCTTTTTTACAATAGAAGATCCATATAAAGGCAAAGATAAAGACAAGGAGTCTGAAATTGACCCAAATGCACTTGCAGACAGCACGTCGTTAACAGCAAACAATACAGATGATACAGCAAAGAATACTGCAAAAACTGCAAATTCACTTTCTGCAACATCAGAAGACCTGAAATACTTAAGGGATATTGCAGGGCGTGATTATGTAAATAAATTTACAACCGCAGAAATTAAAGTAAACATGACAAACCATAATACTGTAAATAATGAAATGGATTTAGATGGCATATCAAAAAAACTACGTGAAGATTTTGAAGGCGAACTGTATGTCATGGCAGAAGGGGTGCATTAAATGTATGAAATGCGTATAGGCGGGGTGCTTTTTCCTGTCACCCCTGGGAAGATTTCCTACAGGATAAACAGCAAAAATGAAACCATTACCCTTATTAACGGAGGGGAAGTTAATATCATCAGGACGCCAGGGCTTACAGAAATTACAGTTGATGAACTGCTGCTTCCTGTACAGAGGTATCCTTTTGCACGTTATGATGGCAGGTTTTATCATGCACGCTGGTATCTGGAAAAAATCGAAAAGTGGAAGAACAGCAAAAAGCCAGTTAAATTAAAAATTACCAGGTCTTCCCCCAATGGGAAGCAGCAGCTCCGTGAAACAAATTTTGATGTCACCATTGAAGACTACGAGATTATAGAAGATGCTAAAGAACAAGGCCCTGATGTGATAGTAAAGCTGCAGATGAAACAGTACAGGAAATGGGGAGCTAAGAAACTCAAAATAGAAAAAGACACAGGAAACCTTACTGCTGGGAAAAAAGGCAGTAAAAATAAAAATTCTTCCAACAGGCAGAAAGCCACCACAAAAACAGCAAGGAAAGCTAAAGACACACCAGGAAGCTATGTTGTAAAAAAAGGTGACTGCCTTATGTTTATTGCAAGGAAACAGCTTAATGACAGTACCAGGTGGAGGGAGATTTATGGACTGAACCAGAAAACCATTGAAGCAGAAGCTAAGAAGCGTGGCAGGAAGTCATCTTCTAACGGGCACTGGATTTATCCAGGCACTAAGCTTAAGCTTCCAGAGTAAGGAGGGCATATGG